GGTTGGGCGTGTCAATTAGGCACTACTGCTGATCCAAGCAAACGTGAAGAATTTAAACCATTTCTTTTAGAAGAAAGTCCTGAGTTTGTAGATGGTGTTGTTACAACTAGCATGGGTAACAAATTTTGTATCGTTCATCAATATGATAGAGTCCCAGAGTGGCGTAAGGAGATAGAGGTAAAATATGGCTAGATTATTATATGTGGTGCACAGGTATGCACCTTATCCGGGTGGATCAGAAAACTATGTTCGTGACATGGCAGAAGAAACTCTAAGTCGTGGTCATGAAGTGGCAGTATTTACTGGTGAACATAAGGGCGATTGGAATGGTATCAGAGTAAGTGATAGTCCAAATATTCTCCTTGAGAAATGGGATTTGATCGTTGTTCATGGTGGTGATGTTGGTCTGCAAGATTTTGTATTGAACAATGCCAACAAGATACCATCTCCAATTCTGTTTATGATTATTGTTCCATCAGAAAGCAATACATACCAGAGAGCAATTCAGAATGTTAAGTATCTTGGATGCTCAACACAAGAAGATTGGCAGTATATAAGCAAGAAATTTTTAAATTCCAAAGCAGTAACAGTTCGGCATGGTATTGATGAAAAGATATCAACTGGTCAGAAAGGCTTTCGTGAAAAGTATGGAATCAAGACCAAGTATATGTTCCTCTCTTGCGGTGGTTATTGGCCAAATAAAGCAATGCAAGAGTTAGTTGAAGTTTTCGGTAAAGTTGATCGTAAAGATATAACTTTAGTTTTGACTGGTTATGATAACAGACACAACATTAAACCAGAAGATACTGAGAATGTGAAAGCATTGATGCTTGATGATAGAGAAGATGTCCTATCAGCTATCCTTGAAGCTGATCTATATATTATGCACTCACATAAAGAAGGATTTGGATTGGTGCTACTAGAGTCTATGCTAAATGGAACTCCATGGGCTGCACGAAATCTAGCTGGTGCTAGATTACTGAAAGACTTTGGTTTTACTTATGAGACTGATGACGAGTTGCTACATTACATGCAAAAATTCAAAGGTGTCAAGAAGAAAGAGATTGAAGATGCACAGGAGTATGTTGCATTAAATCATTTGATTAAAAATACTGTTGACGATATATTGAGGTTAGTATGAACTTTACTTTTGGAATAACAACTGACTATAAAAATATGGATCAGTTGAATGAGGTTTTACAATCGATTCAAGATTTGAACATACCTAGTTATGAGATTCTCTGTATAGGTGGTGAAAAACATGAAGACACTGATACTGTAAAGTATATTTACTTTGACGAATCTCAGAAAGAAGGATGGATTACAAGAAAGAAAAACATTCTTGCACAGTCAGCAAAGTATGAAAATGTGGTTCTGATGCATGATTATTATGTATTTGACAAAGATTGGTATAAAAACTTTCTGGAGTTTGGCAACAATTGGGATGTTGCATCATGCCAGCAATTGCTCATTACTGGCAAAAGACATTTCACTGATTGGGTTATCTGGGATTCACCAATGTATCCAAGATATTCTGCTCTACCCTATGATGAATGGACAATGACAAACTGTATGTATCAATCAGGTGGTTTCATGATTGTCAAGAAAGCATTAGTTGAAAAGCTGCCATTCAATGAAGACCTGGTGCATAATCAAGCAGAAGATGTTGAATGGTCACTTCGAATGAGAACACAGTGTAGATGGGTTTGCAATGGTGGCAGTATCGTTCGTCACAACAAGGCTCATCGTGATGCATAAACTAATCATTTTTGATCTTGATGGTGTATTGATTGATAGTCGTGAATTGCACTATGATGCATTGAATCTTGCACTAAGTCAATTTGGTCAAGAGTTTATGATTAGTCGTGAAGAGCACCTCAGTAAGTATGATGGTCTGAATACCACTAAGAAACTCAAGATGCTGACTGCTGATAAGGGTCTTGATCCAAAAAACTATGATAAAGTTTGGAACAACAAGCAATCGATGACATTTGAACTCATTAAAGAGTTTCCTAAGAATCAATTTTTAATTGATACTTTTAAGTTGTTAAAAATGAGTGGTATCAAGATTGCTGTTGCAAGCAATTCAATTCGTGAGACAGTGAAGATTGCATTGATGAGTATCGGTGTTCTAGAGTTTGTTGATTACTATGTCAGCAATGAGGATGTAAAGAGAACAAAACCTTTTCCTGAAATGTATTGGAAGTGCATGACTGAATTGGATGTATTGCCAAAGAATACTGTTATCATTGAAGACAGTCATATTGGTCGTGAAGGTGCTTTGAACTCTGGTGCACACCTGATACCGGTAAAAGATACTACAGATTTAACAATCGAAAAGATCAACGAAGCAAAAGACATTCTTGATGGAGTTACAAGAAAAAAGATACCATGGAGAGATAGGAAGATGAATGTATTAATACCAATGGCAGGTGCAGGAAGCAGATTTGCTCAAGCAGGATATACTTTTCCAAAACCATTGATTGAAGTAAATGGCAAGCCAATGATTCAAGTTGTTGTTGAGAATTTGAATGTTGATGCTCACTTCATCTATCTGGTTCAAAGAGACCACTATGAAAAGTATAATCTAAAACAATTGTTGAACTTGATTACACCGGGGTGTGATATCGTTCAAGTAGATGGCATTACTGAAGGTGCTGCTTGCACTACGCTATTAGCTAAGGGATACATCGATAATGATGAACCACTATTGATGGCCAATTCAGATCAGTTTGTTGAATGGAACTCAAATGAATGTCTGTATGCTTTCACTGCTGATACTATAGATGGCGGTATTGTTACGTTTGAAGCCACTCATCCTAAATGGTCATTTGCCAAACTTGGTGAAGATGGATTTGTTTCTGAAGTTGCAGAGAAGAATCCTATTTCAAATATTGCTACTGTTGGCATCTACTATTGGAAGAAGGGTGCTGATTATGTGAAGTATGCTGAACAGATGATTGAGAAAAACATTCGAACAAACAATGAATTCTATGTCTGTCCAGTGTTTAATGAGGCTGTTGGTGATGGCAAAAAGATTCGTGTCAAGAACATCGACAAGATGTGGGGTCTTGGCACACCAGAAGATTTGAATTACTTTTTAGAGAATTACAAATGAGAGTTGCTGTTGTTTTAACTGGTCATTTGAGGTGCTGGCGTGATGTATTACCCAACTTCAAAGAGAAGGTGATAGATCGATACAATCCAGATATCTTCATTCACACTTGGGATGAAGAAGGTTGGTGGATTCCAGGTGATAAGCAAAATGAGAAGGGTTACTTCGAAGACACTCCAAAGATTATTGCTGAAGAGATTCTAGAAGCATATGATCCAAAAGGATTGGTGATTGAAAAGTGGGATGATTATAATCCACTGTTTGAGCATAGGGGCAAATTATATCCTAACTTTGCCCATCGTCCAAAGAATATCCTATCGATGTTTCATAAAATGCAAGCTGGTATTGCACTGATGGAAAATTATGTTTCACAGACTGGAGTATTCTATGATCTAGTTATTCGAATGCGTCCAGATATGATCTTCCATGAAGAATTGCCAGATTTTAATCCAGAAGAGTTCTATACGTTAGCACACAGAAATCATTTAGCCCAAGGCACTGGTGATATGATTCAAGTTGGTAACATGTTTAATATGATGCTATTTTCAAAAGCATCATGCTTTTTGACGCATCTATATATGAAGACTGATTTATTATGTCCTCATGTTCTTTCTATGCAATGGATAACTGATATGAAATTACCATGGACAGAATTTAACATACAGAAGACTATGCAACATACACCTAAGGGTGAATATAAGGAAATGGATAAATGAGTGAATTTAATGAAATTTTAACATTTGAAGATGGACCAGTGCAGTATGAGAATACTGGTGGTGGTCACATCAAGATGAAGCAGCATCCATATCCATATTCAATCAAACAAGAAGAGTTTGATTTTCTAAAAAATCTAGTAATTGAACATGATCTTCAACGGGGATATGAGTGTGCTACTGCATTTGGTGTTAGTAGCTGTGCAATTGGATTAGGGTTCAAACAGACCGGCGGTAAGATTGTAACAATGGATGCATATATTGAAGAGAAGTGTCAAAATCCCGGTGCTTATAAAGACTTTGAACGGACAGTTTATGAGCAGTCTGATGGATATAAATCAGTTAAATATCTGATTGAAAAATTCAATTTGCAAGATACTATGTATCCTGAGATTGGTTGGAGTCCAGATGATACTGAAGCAAGTATTCGGAAACACTTCTCAGAGCCATTAGATTTTGTCTTTATTGATGCGGGTCATTTTGAAGATCAGATAATTAAAGATATCGATGTATTTTTACCACTTCTAGCTGATAAGTATATTCTTGCATTTCATGATGTATATGTGCATAGTTTCAGCACCAAAGTCCATGACTACTTAATGAATAAGATTGGCAAGAAAGTTGAAATTGTAGTTCCCCATGATAAGGGTGAAAATCTTGGCGTGATTATAAACAAATGATTTTAATAGCACACAGAGGCAATCTAGATGGTCCAAATCCAAAAGATGAAAACTCTCCAGATTATATAAAAAACGCTATCAAACAAGAATACCAAGTAGAGATTGATCTGAGAACAACACATGACAATAAACTCTACTTGGGTCATGATGTTGCCCAATATGAGATTGATCTAGGTTTTCTAGTAGATAACTCTTTTGATCTTTGGATTCACTGCAAGGATAATGGAGCACTTACGATGTGTTCTGATGTGCTGGGTTTAAATTATTTCTGGCATGATACAGATGATTACACTTTGACCAGTCAGGGCTATGTTTGGGCTTATCCTGGCAAAATGCCAGTAAATGATTTCACTGTTATGGTTTTACCAGAGTCTCACTGGGATAATTTAGACATTAAAAACTTCGGTTCTTATGGGATATGTTCAGATTATGTGAAGAACTTTATTATATAAATACAATATAACTTGCTATAGAGGCGGGATAATGGAATTTAAAGATTTTATAAAAGAAGAAAAAGAAAAACACGCCGTTTTAGCGTTCGGAAGGGTAAATCCACCCACGATCGGTCACGAAAAGCTTGTCAATAAGACAAAAGAAGTTGCACAGGAAGTAGGTGGAACGCACCATGTTGTGTTATCGCATAGTCAAGATTCCGCAAAGAATCCCCTAACGTCGCAGCAAAAGCTTAAACATGCCAAGCGATTCTTTCCAGATACCAATCTTTCGGTATCAACAAAAGAACACCCCAATTTTCTAAGCCATGCAGCAAAATTACATAAAGCTGGTGC